CATTGGCAAACATTTCAGCATCCTGAATGTCTTCGCCTTTTGCCAAGCCAAGGGCCTGCAGCGCATTCTTGCCCAGCATCAGGCTTGCACGCTCATCAGCTTTGCCGAGAGGATTGGCTTTGCAGAAAGTCAGCAATGCCTCTTTACCATTGAACCCTCCTTCAGAAATGCCACCAATATCCTCCTTGGGCGAAGGTGCAGCCGTTTTGGCCGCAGGGGCAGGCTTTGGGGCTTCTTGTTGAAGAGGCAGTGATGGGGCGTCATCTGCCTTGGGAACATCCTCCCCTGCGTAGAGCTTCAGACCAAGACCAGTGAAAGTGGCAATGCATTTAACGCTGGCACGTTGGATGTTGTCGCTCACTTGACGAGCATCCAGCTCCTTCACTGCGTTGTGTTTGTTGTCCATCACGGGGAACACCAACGCAGGAGTGCGTCTAATGCCGTCCGTCAAATAAGGACGCAGCAGCCAGCAGCCCTCTCGGCCAAACACTGGCCAGCCAGCTTCCTTTTCTTCAAAGGCTACGAACACGCCAGGAAATTGTTCGTTAAGGTAGCGGAAGGCAAAAGGCCAAGACAGATAGGAGAGCCCTTTGTAGTTCTTCTCAACGTGATCGCCAATGGGAAGCTCGTAAGCTTTCTTAAAGGCTTCAGGAGAAATGTCAAGGGGCGAAAAATGGCCAAGCATGCGCTCAGTGAGCATGGCTTCGTTCACGGCAGTCACGGGAAGAGTCATGGAAGCAAAACTAGCAGGGTCGTAGGTGAGGAAGGAGTGGTTCATTTGACAATGGACGAGTCGAGCTTGTAATGATTGTCATAGAAAATGACAAGCTTCTTGGGCTTTTCGCCTTCATAAGTGGTCAGGCTCGTACCAGGAAGAGGCCAATCTTCCACAATTCGCACATCGCTAATGCCTTCAGTGGAAGCCTCTTCATAACCCTCATCAATAGCCGTTTCTTCAAAGCAGAGAAGAATGGGCATGTCGGGGCCATGCTGGGCCTCAGCCTTGGCAAGGATTTCGCGCAGTTCGGAAACATTCATTTGTCGTTATAAAAGATGGTAAGGAATTTGTCGTCGAGGGTGGAAGAGCGATCGCTTGAGAGATCGATGCCAGGCAAGTTCTCCGCTGATGAACCTGCGTAAGAACTCATCACTCGCAAGGACACGCTCATGAGGTCTTCAGCTCTGCCCAGTTCGTAGCAGTATTCAGCAGAATACGCCCCAACAGGCATGTCGCCAAATTCTGCAACGCATTGCTCTAGCAGGAGAATCATCTCCGAAACAAAGAGAGTTTTAGTTTCCATGGTCTCCGGGAATGGAATGGTCGATGATGCTGGGCCACACTTCGTCTTTAAGGATGTCCGCCTCGTAGAAGCTGAAGCCCCGAAGAATCCGCTCCACGGCTTCGGACTTGCTAAGTTGGGCGGCGCTTGAAATGGCCGAAAGGTGGGCATAGGCTTGGTCAGAGAGGGTAAGGTGGCGGCGGCGCTTGCCGCCTTCATAAAGGCTGATGGGCATGGTTTTGTCGAGGGCTTCCCGAGCATAGGCCCACAAAGCCCTCCTGCAAGCCCTTTCAACCATTAGCTTTTCTTATGGCCCACAAGCCTTGCGGCAGCAGGCTCGCGATGGCATGATGGTCTGATTCCTCCCATGCTGCATGGCCTTTAACATCCTCGACTTCCTCGAGCAACTCGAGCCCAGCAACGAGAAGGGCAAGTTTGTCTGCCCCGCATGCGGCGGCAACGACTTCACGGTGAACAAGACCACAGGCGGCTACAACTGCTGGCACGACCCCAGCTCCGCTCACAGGGCCGACATCCGCAATGTGCTGGCTCCAATGGTGCGATGGGAAAAGCCCTACAGGGAGACTGGCTCGCATCACTTCCCTTACTACAACAAACAGCGCGAAGAAATCGTTCGGGTGCATCGAGACGATTCGAGCGGCTCAAAACGCATCTGGCAAGAATTTCCCACCATCCCATCGGACGCCACCAACCAAAAGGCGCTCTTGCAGGAGATGAAAGCCGGCATTTTGCCGTACAAATATTCGGAAGCCGTTGAGGAGAGTCAGAAGACTGGCCTGCCCATCGTTGTCGTTGAAGGTGAACTCACCTGCGAAGCCTGCTGGGCTATTGGCCTGCCTGCTGTCACCTTCCTTGGCGGATCGAAACAATATCGCACCAACGGCGACTACAGCCAGCTTTTCAAGGGACAGAAGATTGTCCTGGCTCCCGACAGGGATGAACAAGGCGTGGCCTTCATGGCAGAAATCGCCAATGACAATCCTGGAGCATCGTGGCTGTATGCCGATCCGCGTTCGTGGGAATGGGACAATCTCCCGCCCGGAAATGGCTATGACTTAGCTGATTACATTGAAGAAGGCGCCACAAAAGATGAACTGCTTTCTTCCATTGTCACCAAGAGCCGCCACAAGAATCAAGACGGCAAGCCCTCTTACGAGGAGATTATCTCCACGGTAGAAAATTTTGTTGGCCTCTACGCCAATGATGCTCGCATTGCTTACGAAACCAGCTCATGGTTGGAGCAGCGTGCAGTGAAGATGAATCAGCAAAACATTGACAAGATCATTGAAGAAGCAAAAGGACGCATATATGGCAGGGAGGAAATTGAAACCATTGATGCCCTGACCATTGCCAACTCTGACAAAGCTCGCGACTGGCTGATTGCTGGCATCATGCCGCTCGGCACTGTGATGCTGCTAGCAGCTTCTGGCGGCACCGGCAAGAGCACTGTCGCCTACAACTGGGCACTGCACATTGCTCTCGGCACTCCATGGTCAGGACGACGGTGCATGAAGGGCAAGAGCCTCATCATTCAAAGCGATGAGCCTCTGGTGGATACCAGCGAGAAGCTTGGCGTGATTGGCTACGAAGATGCTGGCCTGGATCCTGGCACCATTGCATTTTGGGAAACTTGGCGCTTTGCTCACATGCGACAGTTGGAAGATTACGTTCGCAAGCATCGCCCTTTGTTTATCACCATTGACTCCCTTACTGCTTGCCTTGCTGGCATGGACGTGGATTTGATTAAGAGTAATGCTGGCGACGTTATTTATGGCCTGCGCGATATTGCCAACACCTACAAATGTTCCATCCTCATCCTTCACCATTTGAACAAAAGCGGAGGACTTCGTGACTCGACGAGCTTTGTTGACAACGTTAGTGAAGTGGTGAAACTTACCAAGCCTGAAAATAATTTTGATGGCAGCCAGTTCCATCTTGAATGGCTTAAGAGCAGGAGCGGCCTCACTGGCAAGCACATGCTTCGCAGGGATGCATTGAACTATGGCTGGGAATATGCTGGCCCTCTCGGTGGAAGCCTGGAAGAGCTTGATCGCGTGGTCAACACCATCAACATGCGCAAGCACGAACGCTTCACCAAGCAACAAGCAGCAGCAATGGCAGGAGCATTTGACATTGCTGGCACGAGCAAGATGCTGGAAGTGGCCAGAAGGCAAGGCTTGATCACCAGCAGTTTTGAAAATGGTCCCAATGGAGAAAAGCAGCGAGTGTACCATTCCTGGGAATACCAAGAGCCCGACCTTGATTTCGAGAGCAATCACTCCCCTGCCGCCCCTGCAAAAGAGAGCGACAACTCCCTTGACGACGAATTCTTTTGAGGAGATCGTGGCTGGCCTATAATTATGGCTAGTTCATAGTTGGCAATAATGAAAATCATTTGGGCGGACCACGATCCTTCTTGGGGGGTTTCTAACCCTGCTTGGGATGAGCCCTCTTGGGAAGAAACAAAGGCTGAAGCAGCAAAGGCCAAAGAATCTTCCCCATCGGAAATCACGGAAGAAGCCGCCCAAGAAAAAAGCTCCTGGAAGGAGCCAAAAGGATTCGGTTGATTGTTTATTGCCTACGGATAGCAATAGCCTGTGTGACTAAAAAGAGCCTGATAGAGACAGAACGCTAGAAACAGCGCGGATGCCACCTTTTTGGTGATGTCAACAAAATGGTTTTTCATAAGTTGATCGGACTACTAGTCAGGAAAACATTCTGCAACTGTGATGTCTCGATCCATTTGATCCGCGTGGTAAACGCAGGCGTGACTGGGCCAACGCAGGACATTTGATCGAACCTCTTCGACTTCAATCGATGGTCGTTCGTCTTGAGCGATAGATAAACCAATGTCTTCAGCATCGTAATCATCATCGGCTACGACGTAACCGCGATACTGAAGCGTGACCAGAAAGATCTTCTTGTTGTTTTCCATGAGGAAGGTAGTGATGTTGATTACTGGGCTTCAAGCTCGTCAGCGATGGCAAGGAACTTGCGGCGAACGGCCTGTAAATTGAGACGGATTGCCTCATTGGTATAGGTCTCGTACTCGCTTAAGTTTTCGGGCACCACCTGATCCGCAGCAGCTCGCAGGGCGGCGGCGGCAAAGCCTCGTGCTACTAGCCGAAACGGAGAGTCTGGGTCGGGGCAGCCACAGGCGGCCAGCACCGCCTGCGCGGCGGGGGAGAGGTTAGTCATCGTAACTCCAGTACAGAACGAGCAATGTCAAGAAAAGTTTCTGGACTAAGGTAGTTCCAGTTGCTTTTGTTAAAGAGTTCAACTAGCTCTTCATCCGTCGGTTTCTGCGGCTCGGGCTGAACCAGGGCGGCTTGAGCGCGGGTCATTGCATCCGAACAGTACCCTTCCTTCAACTCCCAGGACCTGTAATGGCAACAAAGCTCTTGTAGCAACTCAGCGCACAGCGCTCGAAAGTCAGTCATTGGGCAGAGCCTCCAGTTCAGCGGCGATGGCGTGAATATCACGATGAAGCTCCCACATTTCAACGCTCCACTTAACGTTGATTAATTGATCCGCAACAACTCTAAGGGCGGCGGAGAGACCGTATAGGTCTTCTCCGTCAAGCGCGGCGTCACGAGCTTTCGAGCAGGCATCCAGCACCGCCTGTGCAGCGGGGGACAATGAATCGTTAGTCATTGGCACCCCCAGCGGCGCAAGGCTGCGCGGATTGTGTCTCTTACTTCAGAATACAACGCGAAATACTCGCCCACATCGTCCCATAGTTGGTCAATTTCCTCATCCGTCGGCCCCTGCGGCTCGGGCTTGGTGTTCTGCTTCAGGAACTCCACCATCAAGCGATGGGCTTCACCAGCGTCAGCAATAAACTGGCCCCGATAGTGGAAGCCTTCTTTGTCGAGGCGAAGCACTTCTTCCGTTGGTGGAGAGTTGAACGTGATGCAGTTGGTGAGTTGGTCAGTCATTAGTCTCTTTCTCTAAGCAGTGGCGATGATATAGGTGATGCAGATGAAAAGGACAATAATGACCAAGGCTTCCCAGGGTCCCATCACTTGCCCTCCTTCCACTTGGCAGCATCACGCTCAGTTTGGCAGTTCTTGTCTTTGCCATAGAGCCATGCGGCAGTGCTCTGGCCGGGCTTCGGGCCGTTACGAGGAAGCTTGATCAAACGAGGTTCAGGCATGGTTGGTTGAGAGGCTCGCTCATTGTACACCCGCGTCAACATCCTCTCGAACGCTGTGCCAATTAAACAACTGTCACAAGCCCGCTTGACTTAAGTATTACAATCGTCCCGTGGCTGCTCTCCGGCATCTACGCGCCTGGGGACACCAGCCCGTTTCAGTCCCTGCGGCGCTTCTGGCCAAGGAGATCAATGGGAGGAAAATTTAGTTGGATTCTTAATAACCGTCTGTTATTGAGAATGCAAGTATCCTTCGCAAGCGCCATCGCGCGGGAGGCCCCCAGGCCGACCTTGTTCATGGCGCTTTAATTTCCTTTCCATTGACTTCTTCTGAAAAATGACTATTGTGGGAAGGCCGCTCGCGCAGGCGAGCCCTAGCGAGCTTGTTCAAGCGGCCTGTAGTTAATCTTCTTGATCAATGCCCACAGCTCCTCTCGCTCCAGACAGACTCCCTCTGCTCGAGCACAATGGAACAACGATCGAGGTGTACCAGCACCATGGTTATTCCAGGCCCGACAGAGGCCCCCTGCCTCCCAGCAGAATCCTTTACGCTGCTCGTGATCAAAATAACGAGCGCCATTGGAGAGGAAGCCTTGATGAAATCGAAAGCTTGATTGACCGAGGCTTTGTCGTGGCAACGATTAGCGGAGGCAGTCTGTGATGGACAATGAAGAGCTGATCAGCCTCCTAAAGGAAATGGAAGCTATCAAAGCAAATCAACGCGCATTGTCCGAAAAGGAACAGCAATGCCGCGAAGATATTTTTGCTCTCATGCAAGACCTTGGCATTGACCAAGAGAAAAGCAACTATGGCAACATTCGCCTGCAGCGTAGAGCAGAAAAGGACTATGGTGAAGCCATTAAAATGCTAGAGCGCCAATTGAAAGAAGCCAAAAAACTGGCTGATGACATGGGCGACTATCAAATTAAAGGCTACAAAGAAAGCCTTGTTTACACTCCCCCAGTTGAGCTGTTTTGACCGCACCATTAACCAAAGCGGAAGTCACTGCTCTTATTGATCAAAAGATAAGAGAGCATGAAATTCGCATTGGCGTGATTAGCGGCCTTGCGGGAGTCTTGTTTATCGCAGGACTCTCTTATTTCCTTTCCATTGTTTACCTTGCTACCATCAGATGAGCGCCCCATTTATTCCTTTACCATTGCTCTCTGACAGAGAGTGGAAAGAGCTAAATGTGTTGCGCAAAGCCATTAGCGACAGCCCTTCAGCGGTGGTGCCAGAGCAGCAAGAGCGTTTTGCTGCATTGTTCGCTAGAAGCTTGCTTGGTAAAGGCGACAAGCCTTTAAAATGATTTTACTGCCCATTGACCATGCCCCTTCCTGAAATTGACTTCCCGGACAAGGAGCAGCAATTGAAATATGGCGTGAAGGTGCTTCTGGAAGCTGGAATGACGCCTCAGCAAATTGAGCACATTCGCGACAGAGTGGGAGCAGGTCCGGGCAAGATTCCCTACACCAAAGAACTCACTGGATTGCGCCGGTATATGGTGCAGGAGCTTTTAGCGGCAAGTTTAAGCAACAGGCAAATTGCCGACATCTTGAAGCTAAGCAAAGAAACTGTTAGCGCCGATCGTCATCACAATCGCAACTTATGGACTGCTGAAATCCTTAAGAGCCAAGACACTTGGCGGGCACGGCTAATCAAAGAACAAGGCGAACTCAAAGACAAAGCCCTCGAAAGCTTTGAACACAGCAAGCGCAAGAAAGTCACCACTTACAAGGAAGGGCCTGACGGCCCTGGCGAAACCATTGTGCGTATGGAAGAAAGTGCTGGCGAAAGCGGCTTCCTTGGCATTGCCCGTAGCTGTCTGGAGCAGCAGGCAAAGCTAATTGGCCTGTTTGATGTGAAGCCACAAACGGAAGAGAAGAGCGGCTACAAAGCATTCCTTGATAATTTAAGCAAGGAAGTTCGCAAAATAAAAGAAGCTGAAAGCAATAGTGAAGTTAGAGCCACTGCCATTGATGCTGAGGCTTATTTCGACGAACAAGGAGAGCCCACTGGTCCCAGCAAGCCTTTGCTATTCGCGAATAGCGAACAGGACGATGGAGAGGAAAGTTAATTATTTCTTAGCTTGACAGGCCCTCCCGCGCATCGCTACGCTTGATGGGACTGCTTTGTCTTGATGAATTTTTCGTTTGATTCTGTGGGCAACTTCCTTCGTAAAGCAAAGGAAGCAAAAGCCAGCAAGCGAGCAGCAATTGACGAAGGGCTTTTTCCATTGCTCACCGACCCTTCCACCTTCGCCATTGCTCCTGACGCTGCTGACCTGCTCGAGAAAAGCCTAGAACGCTATGGGGACGAAGCTCTCAAGGCAATGGCCATTGTGGCCCTTGGCAAGTGGGTGGAGCTGCATGGCACTTGGCTCGAGCAGCACATGCTCAACGGCGCCATCCAAGAAGCCGTATTGACTGCCTGCGACATGAACAAACTCACGCAAGCCGTCAGGCTCATGGAGGACGTGGGAAGCTTTGGAGGGGACGACGACTACAGGGCAGCCATGCGTCAGCAAATCAATCAGGCCGTGCTGGAAGGGCTTGAGGAAGCTGGTAAAGAGCCTTCTGACATCTTCGACCCTTACACCGACCCGTTGCTTTGATCATGGACTCCCTCCCGCCCATGGTCACCATTTGCATTCCGCCAGTGCTGCGGAAGGAAGCAGAAGATTTAGTGGCCGAAAACCCTCCCGTGCATCCTGCCTGGCAGAAAGTGGCGCAGCGTGGCCGTCATTATTCTCTTCGCACATCCTCCATTGAAGACCTTGAAGAACTAGCCGACTGGGCCTATAGCTGGTTAATGGAGCCTGGTATGCCCTTGGACAAGACCAAGCGACAAGCTTTTCAAAGCATCATCGCCAGAGCAGGCCGTCACGTTTTTCTGAAGCCCATTGGCAAGGGGCATTTCCTTGCAACTGGCTGGAAGCCGCCAAAGACTATAAGCAAGACTAATAACTCTGCCCCTTGACTCTGCCCCACTCTGCCCTTGATGATGGGCAAGTTCCTTCTCATTCCCTCCATGTCTTCCCGCATTAAAACCGAATCGTCTGGCGAAACCACTGCCTTCACTACTGACGGCAAGCTCGTCATGAACTTTGGCAACCCTCACGTTGCATGGGGATTCTCCGTGAAAAGCCTTGAAGAATGGCTCATCACGCTTGAAGAGGCCATGTCAGTGATGCCTGTTTGCCATAGTCGCTCCATTGAAACGCTTTATTTTTCCCTCAAGGCAGCACACAAGCGCCACCTGCAGGAGCATGAAGCAGTGATCAGCGAAGCCCCTACTGACGACGACCTCATGGCTTATCTCACTTCTTATGCTGCCGCAATGACTTGGGAAGCAATGGAAGGGAGGAAATGATTTCCCTGCCTGTTTGCATGCCCTGGGAGGTGACAATCAAGAACGATGGCAATGTGAATATATTGTCCATCCTCGCTCCCACTAGGGAAAAAGCTCGCATCATTGCAGAAGAGCTTTACCCTCATAGTCACTACGACATCCAGCTTCAGCCCGACTGGGACGACGCATCGTGATCACTGGCTCCTTCGGGAGCCTTTTTCTTTGCCCATGAATGATCACCAGGAATGGGCTCTGTGGCATAAGCCCAATCATCATATTCTGGATCATTCCTCAGCCATCGTGCCAAACGCTCACGCTCGCGTTCTTGTTCAGTCATTAGAAACTGGACAGCTTTCTATTGCGAGTCTAGCTGGCTTCCTATAGGCAAAAAAGAAGGGCCTTGCGGCCCTTCTTCCTTTGCTTGAGCTTCCGATGCCACAGCCTCCCTCCCAAAGGGGAGCACTCCTCTCACTAGCCCATGCAATGCTAGGGACAGTCCTCGCGGAAAGTCCAGAGTGCTCAGCAGCGTCCACCCTTGCGGCGTCAGCGACGGGCCTTTCGGCCAGGACCAACTCAAGCTTGCAAATCATAGCACCACTACCAGCCACGGCAGCAAGCCTCACAATTGTGATACGGTAAACCTTGGTAGGGGCGACCCTCCGTAGTCTCACTTCTTCTTTTTCTTTCCTGATGCTTTTTCGTTTTCTTCTTTCAGTTTCCGTTGCCTTAGGCGCTCTGGTGCCTGCTGCTGCGGAGGCTAAGTCTCGCTGCGGCGAAGCCAGCTTCTACGGGCACGGTGACGGCTTTGCAGGCCAGACAATGGCCAATGGTCAGCCAATGAACCCGCGAGCCATGATCACTGCCCACCCATCGCTTCCGCTCGGCACCCGCTTGAGAGTGGTGCGCAATGGTCGGAGCGTAATCGTCAAGGTGACTGATAGAGGCCCTTGGTACGGTGGTAGGATTCTCGACCTGAGCTATGGCGCTTTTGCTCGCATCGCTCACCCTGGTAGCGGCCTGGCAACGGTCTGTTATCAGGTGGTGTAGGCACCAAGGTGGCCTAAGGGACAATGGAGGAAACCAAGGGCGCTTCGCATGGGGCGCCTTTTTCTTTGGGCCTAGCCAGCTTTGTAACGAAAAGCAACTGAGCTCTTGCGAGATCCGGCTGGCTCGTTATCGTGCGCAGGCATCGCCTCTTAACCATGCAAAGCATCATGCTGCCGCTGCTCACGCTCGCAAGCCTGCTGGCCTTAGCCACGCTACCCGTGCAGCAGCAAGACGACCTCACCGCCCTCCGCAAGTGCATGGCACTCCACCCCGAACGCTACTGCAGGCTCACGCATGCCCCTAGTACAGTTGCACCATAAGCAACGCTAATAGGTAAAGGGCTTCCCAAAAGGCTCTCGATGGGCAATCATAGTTTCAACGGGGCGCGAGCCTCACCATTCATCTTCCCTCCCATGGACAAAACCGCTTCCGTTAAAGCTTTTATCCGCGATGCAGGCGCAGCAATCGTCTCCGTGCAGTTCGTTAAGGCTGATGGCACCCTGCGCAAACTGCAGTTCAATCCTCTCGACTCCTGCGAAATCAAGGGTACTGGCCATGCCCTCAAGAAGCCCGGCATCGTTCGCTGCCGCGACTTCACCATTGCCCGCAACAAAGGCCAAGGCGCTTGGCGCTCGTTTGATTGCGAGCGTGTGGTGAGCATCAAAAGCAATGGCAAAGAGCTGGTGTTCTGACCATGGCAGTTCTTGAGCGCGACAACTGCTGGAGCCTGTGGGCCTTGACTGACGGCCGTTGGAACATTCTTGATTCCGGCGCCGATCGTAATGCCCTCGAGCGCCAAGCCCGAAGCCTGCAGGCCGTGTTTGCCACCAAGACCTTCATGGTGGTGCAGGGCACACAGAGCCCAGGGCGTTTGTAAACAATTGTTGCGGAGGGGCTGACCAGGCCCCTCCTGCCTGTACATTACTTGCAACGGGCCGCGAGGTCCACCATTCCTCAGAATCATGAAGCATTATCCCTCTTACGAGGCTCGCCTAGAAGCCGACCGGCAAGCCCAGCATTCTGGCTATGGCATCAGGAAGTTCCATTGCGCTGACGGCACCATCAAATGGGAAGCCTATGGCTGGGAGCGCCTGACCGAGCTTTCTACGCACGACACCTCCTACGGCTTGTTCGACCACAAGTGGGAAGCTGAATACTATTTCAACTCCATCGTTCATTGATCATGAAATATATTTCTCGCGAAGAACTCTTGGCCGTAGGCGCTTCACCCTCTTGGGCCGATGCCACTGTTTTCACTGGCAAGCTTTATGATCAAGCCTTTTCTCAAAGCTGCCGCAATGGCAGCAGCGCTGGCGGCTTTGCCTCTGGGGAGTTCAATGGAAAGGAAGTAAGCTGCTGGATTGTTCCTCGGTGCATGGGCGGCGGTCGCTGGAGCAGCACCACGCTCTGGAAGGTCAATGGCAAGCGAGTGGCACAGAAGAAGCTGGTCGATGCCGTTTGTGAAGCTTTGTGACAAGCAGGGGCTTCGGCCCCTCTCGCCTGTATTGTTCCTTTGTCCGGCGGCGACGCCCTTTCCTCTTCTCCCATGGCAACCATTCCTACTGTCCATCTCAACGGCACTGGCTTCACTGAGCTGCGCGACGGTTACGCCGCTGCTTACGACGCCATTGACAAGGCCATTGACGCCTTGGCGAAGGCGGAACTTAACGGAAGGGATTTTTATCCGCAGGCCCCTGGCGCCTACTACCAGGCTCGTGCTGAACGCGACGATGCCTTTGACCAGCTTCGCGCTGTTCAGTCTTATGTGGGCGAGATGCTCGCTGGCATTTGTGATCAGCGGCGCTGATTGTGACGATAAGCAACAGTGATCGTTCAGGGGCTGGCAACAGCCCCTTTTTGTCGTATTGTTCTCTCAGTCGGGCAGCGATGCCTCCTCTCATGACCATCACCCTTGATTCCTTCCCCTCTGTTGATCGCTACGGCTTTCCCTTGCAAGTGTGCGGACGTTGCGGCGGCTCTGGCGAGCACAGCTACAACCAGCTCCATGGCAGCGTTTGCTACGGCTGTGATGGCCACGGCGTGCGCCACACCAAGAAGGCCCACAAGGAATTTCAAGATTGGGCTTATGCCCTTAAGCGCCAGCGTGAAGCCATTGGCCATTCTTTGCAAGTGGGTGATGAACTGGCCATCCTTGAGGCTATAGGAGTGATGAGTACCAAAGTGGTTGGCTGGCATTCCATTGCTTCTATTGAAATCACCGACCAAGAATGTGGCTGGAGCATCACTCGCGCTCCTGATGGCACCGAACTGCGCACTCCCACTTGCTGGACCATCATCATCACCTTTGACGATGGTGAGCGGGTGGAGGCCTCCACTAACAGCGTCTTCCGTAGGAAGGGCTGGGTGGATCCAGCTCCCTATGTAGAGCGCAGCCAAGTGAAGCGTCGCATCAAATCTAAAGTGTGAAGCATTGTTACAGGCCCCTTTCCCAGAGGCCTCTCTTGCTCTATTGTTCTTTCAACGAGCCGAGAGGCTCACTACCACGTTCTCAAGATCATGCAAACCGTCGCTCTCTTCCGGCTCTTTGAACAAACCCCCGATGGGGCCATTCGCCAGTGTGGCTTCACTGGCCCAGACCATGAAGAAGCCCTGCTCTGGCAAAAGGAAATGCAGCAGTGTTTCCCGGCCAATCGCCACTGGATACGACCAGTGTTCAATCATGCAGGTGCCTAATCACCAGCACAACAGCGGCAAGCCTCCCAAGCGGAGGCTTAAGCCGCAAGCCCTCAGGGCCGCTAAAGCCCGCAGACAAGCCCTTCTCAACCAGCTCCATCATGCAAGACGCAATCAACATCCTGGCCATCAGCAACAGAGGCCGTAGCCGCATTGGCACCACCATCACCACTGCCATTGTCGAACAAAATCATCACGACAAGCTTTTCATCGTGCTGCCGCAGTTTAATCAATGTCGATGGATAAAGAAAACAAACGATCCTGATTTTCGCATTATCGGAGAAGACTAATGATTCGTTCAGTGTTTTATTTTGCTTCTGAAGATGGCTACGAAGATTATGCCCTCACCATTGAAGAGCGTGATCAGCTAAAGACCATCTACGAAGCTGCTGGCACCTCGTTCATCATCAAGGAACTGCCAAGCGACGAAGAAGACGACGAGCCCCTTTACGAACCTTTCTAAACCATGAAAACCACTATGCGCCCCAAGGCAAGAGCGACCGTCCGCACCTTTCAAGACAACAGCCCCTACTTTCCTGCAACGAAGGGCTGCTACCAAGCAACGAGCCTTAAAGAGCTTCTGTTCCACACCAGACTGGCTATGGAAGACCGGGAAGATACCATTGCCATCTTTGATGCAGAAGGCTCTTGCAAGGGCCTCTGGAAGCTTTCCACAGAAGGGCATGTGGACAGCGCTGGTGATAGCATTGTCGACCACGAAGGCTACGAGCTGATGCGCCCTGATACGAAGGAGCAATGGATGTGGAACAAGCTTGTGGAGGAAGTTAAATAATGGGCACTAACTATTTCTTGCATGCTCCTGCTTGCGAGCATTGCGGCAAAGAGCCGGAAGAGCCCCTGCACCTTGGCAAAAGCTCGGCAGGATGGTGCTTTGGCTTGCACGTGTACCCCGAAAAAGATTTACACAATTGGGGCGATATATGGAGCCATATTCATTACAGGGTGGAAGAAAAAGATTATGAAATCAGAAACGAGTATGGAGATTCCATTGATCCTGCTCTTTTCTTTTCCATTGTTTGGGATAGAAAAGGACGGTCAGAAAAGCTTTTCGACAAGAAATGGTTAGCAGCCAATCACGCTACGATTGGCCCTTGTGGGCTTGCCAGGCATGCCTTGTATCCTGGCCATTGCATTGGCCATGGTGGCGACGGCCCTTTTGACTACATTATTGGAGAATTCTCGTGATACTGGTTGATTATTTCTCTGAAGCCTGCTGCAAGGGCACTGAACTCGTGGAAGGCTGGTATTGGTATGAAGACGATGGGGAAGAAGTGGGAGGGCCGTATGAAGATCAAGAACAGGCGATTGAAGCGGCAAACAATGGGAAAGGCTGGTGAGAACTGGCCAGTGTTGTAATTACTAAAAAAAAATGGAACTCGCCAGCTCGGTATAGTAAATTGTGGGCAAATGTCCCGGCCAAGGTTGTATTTAGGGTCCGGCTGCGAGTGTAACTGAGGTCCGGCTAGTGCTGTGTAACGCGCGCGGGCCCGGCTGCGCGCCTATACGCGCGCACGCGCACCCACGCGCGCACGCGCGCCCACGCGCGCACGCGCACCCACGCGCGCACGCGCGCCCACGCGCGCACGCGCACCCACGCGCGCACGCGCGCGCACGCGCGCACGCTGAGCTGTGACGGGCTTGTGGGCGTCGTTGGGCGTCGTTGGGCGTCGTTGGTGCTTGTGGGGGCTTGTGGGGGCTTGTGGGGGCTTGTGGGGGCTTGTGGGCGTCGTTGCGTGCCGTTTCTGCGCGTTGGGCGTCGTTGCGTGTCGTTAATGCGCGGTGCGTGCGTTTCGTTTGGCATGGGTCAGTGTGACGGAATGTTGCAGGTATCGAGCGCTTCGCCTTTCTCCTGGTAAAGGCTCGCGCTCCTTTCGCTGACTGATCAGCCTGGCTTATGGCAATCGAGGCATTCCTGGGATGCATGGCCTTTCTCCTTATCTGATCAGCGTAGCTTCTCGAAAGGAGGCGAAAGGCGCTCCTCTTATGAGCGCTCCTGATCGCTCCTTCTCGAAAGGCGCTCGAGGCCTTTATATGGGGAGGTCTTCGCCTTTCTCTCTCATGGCCTCTCCTCTCCTCCCGGGCGAGAAGCGCGCTCCTCGCGCGCCTCGCCTTTCGCCTTCGCCCGTTCTCCCGGGTGAGCTCTCATGGCCAGTGCTCTCCTTCTCCTCGCTTGAGGAGGCGGAGGCCTTCGCGCTCATGCTCGAGAAGAACCTCGCGCTCCTCGAGGAGCGCTCCTCGCCTTTCTCCTTGCGCGCCGATGCGGAGGAGCTCGAGCTCGAAGCCGCCTCCTTTCTCTCAGCTCTCGAGCGTGAGCCTCGCCTGTGCTTAAGCGCGAAGGATCTGCAGATGGGAGCCTTGCAATTGCGCGAGCGCGCAGCAGAGCTCCGCACAATCGCCGACAGGCGAGAGGCTCTGCAGGCTCAGCTCGAGGAGAGCCTCGAGGAGCTCGAAGCGCTCATGGCTGATCTGCGCTGGCCTCTCCTCGCTCGCTGAGCTCCTTCTCCTTCTCCTTTCTCCTTCTCTCCCATGGCTTCTCCTTCTCTCCTCCTCGCTCCTCCTGCGGTTCGCTCGAAGGCGCCTCGCTCTCCTCGCGAGCACTCCTCGAACCTCGCGCAGTTTGGCCTGACAATCCCCGGCCTTCTCACTTCAGGAGCTGCGAACGCGAAGCTCGCGAAAGGCGAAGGCCTCGCCTTCTCCTCGCTCCTTCATATGCTCCCCGCGAAAGGCCTCGCGCGCGCGCTCACTCCGGACTCGCATGCTTGCAACGTAAGGAGCGAGCTCCCCGGCCTTCGCGAGCTCGCGATTCGTTTCGGGCTCCTCGAGCGCGCGCTCGCGCTTAACGCTTGCGCCTTCTCGAGCGATGCTTGCAGGGATCTGTGTCTCGCCTTCTCAGGCCATGGCGGGATCTCGACCAACTGTGCCTCCTGCAGGGCTCGAAGAATGCTCGCCTTTCTATGGGACTCAGAGGCCTTTATAAAGGCGCTCCTGTGGTCCGGAGGCCTCGCAGCGCGAAAGGCGCGCAAGCTTCGCCTCCCCTTCGCCTTGCGCCTGAATGGCACACAAGAACTTCCATGGCATGAGCGGAGCATGAGCGCGCGCCTTTCTCCCGAGGAGGCTCGAGGCCTTTCTCGCCTTTATGGGAGCACAATCCCTTCCGGTAGGCTCACAATCCCCGAGGCCTTGCGCGATGCTCGAGGCGTCCATCTTTATGACTACGCAAAGGCGCCTCTCGCGCGCCTCCTCGCCATGAGAGAAGCCGGAATTCACACCACTGCGAGCCTTGCGGCTGACGCACCAGGGGGAGCACTTCGCGCGCTCGAGGCCTCGAGGCATGGCTTCTCGATTGCCGTACCAATATTGCTTGCAAAGGGCGAGCCTCTCCCTGGTGAGCTCATGCTCACGGCTCCCGGAGGAGGCCTTGCGCGCCTTGATTGCATCGATGGGGACCTTAACGACCTGCGCATGCTCGATCGAGCGCCTCGAGCTGGCTTCTCAGGCCTCGCGGTATTGCTTCGCCTTAAGCGCTCGAGAGGCTCGAAGCCTGAGAGCGCGAAGGCCTTCGCGCTCGCTCCGCATGCTGACTGGCAGGAGCTCGCAGGAGGAGGCCTCGCGCGCTTCTCGGGCTTGGGGGAATGCTCATGAGCTCCTCCTCCTTCTCCTCGCTCGAGCTCCTTCTCCTTCTCCTCGCTCTCGAAGCTTTCGAGCCTGAGAGCATGCTCGAGGAGGAGCTTCTCGAAGGCCTTCTCGAAAGGCTCGAGCGCTCCTCTCCTCGCCTCCCCTTCTCCTCCTCTCGAGAAGCTCGCGCGCGCCTCCTGCGAGGCTCCTGAGAGCTCTCAGGCTGGTCCTGTTCCGAGGCCTCTCCTTCATATGGGGAGGCCTTTCTCATGCGAAGGAGGGAGAATCTTTAATTTTATCGGTTGATCAGCGTTCTTAATTATTGCAAACCATAAAATGGTATCAACGGCTACAGAATTGGCGACGGATTGGTGGTAGATTGGCTGCAGCGCAGTAGCACGGCAAAAAGTTTTACGGGGGTGCGGGGTATCCCAAAATTGATGACGGGATATTTTCAAACGACTTTTTCTGCCCAATATTTACACCCACTCCAACAATTTACGCACGTGCTTATAAAGCTAGTGCGCACTGCGCGAACGATCTAGTCTGCAATGCATTGGAGTGAGCGCATTAAGATTGTTCGCACCAAGGAAAGGCTTACGAGAAGAAGCCGCCCAAAGCGGCGTAGATTAATGCCTTTCCCATAGATTTTTCTTAGTAATGCCGTTATGGCATAAATTATTGCTTAATTTTCATTTTTCTATTGCTGCTGCGCACACTTTCAGCGGCTCGAGGCTATTTACGAGCATTTAAGCAGAAGAAGAAAGTCGTTTAGGAGATGGTTGTTAGAAGAGGCCCTTGGAACAATCGCCTTGGGGGCTTCTGCGCGTATCGGGCCTCTGCGAAGGGAGCTTATGAAAGCTTTTCGAGAGGGCCAGGAGGAAGGTCGCTTGAAACAATCGCCTTGAGGGCTTTCTTCGCGAGGCGACCTTCCTTGCAGCGTTAACAACCATCGTTAACTATTTCAGGCGGCTGCTGCGCCTATGCCTATCATATATCGGCCTGTGGGTCTTCTGCGACGGTTTTACTAGGGTTTTGGGCAATGAAGCTTAAAAATTAAAGAATTTCTTAACAATTCAATTGGGAATAAAGCGGCTATGCTGAAGCCTGCCCGAGAAGCCATGAGCTACCACGACCCCTTTGAAACGGTTTCGGAAGTACGTTCCGTATGGCGCATCCACACGCCCAGCAGGCGCTATAAGAACAAAGTGCTAGCAATGTTTGAGAAGCTCATGCAACTGCCCAAAGCCAGCTTTTACAAAACCAGCTTTCCAAGATACGATGGTTATCAATTTGACCTCCTTTCCTTTTCCATTGATCATGGAGAAGAAAGCTTGTCTTCTTTTTACCCTGATTGGTGATGGCTTATTCTCTTGAGGAGCTTTGTCGCCTCGCCACTAAATACGCCCTGTGTCCTGAAATGTCTGAACCTTCCCTTTCTGAGCTAAAGAAGCGCTTTGCTGGTTTTGAATGGTGCGCCGATAAAGCCACTGCCGCTGCTTTTGGTTATTACGCCGCCATGGAAGAAGCCAATGGTAAGAAGACTATTACAAAAGGCATTCATGAGCAATGCTCGTCAGTAGTGGAAGAGGCGATAGAAGGGAAAATTGATTCGCTAGAAGCTACGGACAGAATTCTCACTCTTGTACATTGCTGGCTTTGCGAAGAAATGATGGAAGACGAAGAAGAACTAGAGCAGCTTGATCTCCTGTTTGACCCCTTTTTGATCAGCAGAGATTTTGTCGAGAAATATCAACAAGATTAGTCTCTATAAAACATTGAAGCAGCATGTAGCACGCTAAAGCCTTCTAGATTGAGCCTCTGAAGACGTTCGGGATAGAAGCAAGCAAGGCGATGATCTTCCATGTCTTTGTTGCGCAATGCCAAGCGCAAATCACGATCATCCATGTTGCAAGCGCTGAAGGGCTTTTTGAGAATGGTTTTTACAAAATTAAAGGTGCTCTCAAACAATTCTGGCGAATAGAGCTTTGTTGCTCGGCTATACACTGTCATATACCTTTCCATTGTCAAACGATTGCCAATGGCATAAAGGTCACAAATGTCGTTGCCATGAGGCCCTTCATGTTGCCATAGCTCATCTTCGGGCTCTGGCCCCTCGCTTCTTTTGTCTCGCCAGCCCTGTTCCCACCATTTACGATGCTGCTCGCAGCAAGCTAAACAACCTCCTCCGCCTCCTGGATGCTTATGCACTGCTTCGTTAGAGGCAATGAGCAAACGAGCAAAGCGAGGGTCTTCGGAAAGAAAAAATTCTCTTTTGTCCCAGCGCTTAGGCTCTATATCAAAACGAAGCTTAACAATGGTGGAATGCTCTATGTCATTTTCTTTTTCCCATTGAACCATTTGCTCATAGCTGCGCTGCATGGAATAGAGCTGCATGCCAATGTGCTTCTTTGCGGCTTGTTTGTCCAATAGAAAAGCTCGTTCAGGCAGCACTAATTGAGCCTCCGTTTTATCTTCATCCTCAAAGCAATAGTTCTTAAAAGGAAGCGCGTTAATCATTTCTTGCTTGCCTTCCAAAGGCACCTTCACATAGGAGCCTTCAATGCGCTGCTTTCCTCGTTGCTCCACTTGACAATCCACCGTCCAAGAATGGAAAAAGCAGTTGACAATGGCGCCATCAGCCTCGAGCGCATCAATTAGTTCTCGCCATCGTCCTGCATGCTTCATAAAGCTACGCTTATGGCCAGAAAACAACAGGGCAATGTACATTGTGCGATTGTTAATTTTCTAGCTTTGTAGCCAATCCTACTCTCCCCCCATTGTTTCTTTTGATAGCGTGGAAGGATTAAGCTTTGGTGCCATGCTAGATGATCTGCCAATGCCTTTCATGGCTGGAGCGATTAAGCTTTGGCCCGTTCACAGTCGCCCTGGCTATCAATGGTTCATTGCTTACGGAGGTAAGCCGTATTATTTCCGTGCAAAAAGCGAAGCGTTGCTTTTTGCTAGGGATCAGCAAAGTGGAAGTGATCCTGAAGGGCTTTGCGACTGAGCTACAGTAAGGAGTGTTCGTTCGGCCCGCGCAAAGCGGGCTTTGTTGTCTCATGAAGCTCAAAGAAAGCGCAAAGTGCGAAAAGATTGCTCGAACTGGACGAGTGGAGAGCTGGTTAAATGATCCTGAGGGGCGCTTGGCCGTGAGTTGCACGGTGTTCGTCGTGGAAGATTCAATGGAAGGGCCAGATGGCATTGAGCAATCGTGGCGCTTTGTTTCCCATGGCCTTCGTAATGGCGCTGGCGTGGCAGTGCATCTTTCCAACTTGCGTCCCAAAGGCCAAGAAAATGGCAAAGGGCTTGTTGCGAGTGGTCCACTCAGCTTTGGCAAAATCTATTCCACGCTCAATGAAATTCTGCGTCGTGGTGGCAAGTACAAAAATGGCGCTGTTGTTTTACATCTTGACTACGACCATCCCGATGCCATTGATTTGATCACTGCTCCGCGATCAGAATTTCCATGGGCAAAGCGCTGCATTGATGTGGATGAGCAATTTCTTGATAAATCTTCGCCTGAATTTATCAAAGCATTATGCCAAGGCATTTCCAGCGGAGATATTTGGCTCAATAAGATTCGCTATAACGAAAGAGGAGAACGCTTGCGTGGAAATGTCTGCCTCGAGATTTATCTTCCTCATCGTGGCACTTGCCTTTTACAGCATGTCAATCTCGGTGCTTGTGGCATCAATGATGTAGAGCAAGCTTTCAAGGATGGCATGAAGCAACTGTGTGAGCTTCATCCTTCCACTGGCGTGGGCGACACTGGCGAATACCTTTCGCCTTCCATTGACAAGCAAGTGGGGCTTGGCATTCTTGGTTTAGCTAATTTCCTTTCCATTCATGACATCTCCTACGAAGATTTTGGCAAAGCTTTGGAAGCTTATCTTGATGAGGATCCTCATCCTTGGTGCCATCATTGGACTGATCAGCGTGCTGGCGACGCCGTAGCCGCCATTCAATTGGGCTTGCTTGGTGCTGCGGACATTGCCAGGCAGCATGGCATGGAACGTGCCTTTACCATTGCCCCCACTGCTTCATGCTCTTATAGGTATTTGGACTCTAGAGGCTTTACGACTGCTCCTGAAATCGCTCCTCCCATTGACCAAATTATTGACCGTGATAGCGAGACGATGGGTGTGGAAAGATTTGAATATGGGCCAGTGGAAATTGCAGAGCAAGTGGGCTGGGAAGCATTTAAGAAAGTAGCCGATGGCATTGTTGAGCTGATGCGCCGCACTGGTCTTTTCCATGGCTATTCCATGAACTGGTGGTCTGATATGACCGTTTGTGATGAAGCTTTTCTTCGCGAATGGCTTGCCAGTCCTCAATCGTCTATTTACTATGCGCTGCAAGTGCAATCAGGCACACAAGCAAAGGACGATGTTGGAGTAGACTTGGGAGAGAGTCTGGCCGACTTCTTTAGCTTGGACGAGCCTGAGGCTTGTTCTTTGGAAGCTGGCTTCTGTAGCGCCTGCGCAGAGTGAGCCACGTTTAAGACAATGGGGCAGCAGTAGCTGCCCTTGTTTGTCGTCCTTTGTTTTTTACCATTGCTTCTTTTCACATGGCAGTTCTTGATTATTTTTCTGCAGTTGCCCGCAAGCGTCCTTGGCAAGCAGTGCCTGTTACTAAAGGTGATTTTGTGGAAGGCTCCGAGGAAACGATTTTCCGCGCCCTTGCCATTCGTCACCTTGAACTGCCTGTGAAGGACATGCTTCTCGAGGGCCTAGAGCGGGAACTTCCTAACAGTCCTGGGCTTATTGAATCCATTCATAGCAATATGGCCGACGAAGAGCGTCATGACGAAGCTCTCAATTACGTTGCTGCTGCTCATGGCACAAATGAGCAATCGGAAAAAGAAGCTTTTCGGATTCGCCAAGCATGGATCGACCATCCAGCCCATCCAATTCTCAAGGTGGCAACAATTGAACGCAGTTTGTTTTTTACAATTTTGCCGTTCTTTCGTTTCAATGGCGACAAAGGGTTGAGGACTGTTGCTAGTGACATTTCTCGCGATGAAATATGCCACTCGTTTTGCAATACCAAGATTGCGGAGGAGTCTGGGGAGGAATACAGCAGCAGTCTGAACAAGCTCAGAAAAATGACGGCGCTGTGGATTTACGATAAGCTTGATTCTTCGTCCAATAAATACTTGGACAAAGATTTTTGGCTTCGCCAAAGTGATAGCCTTTTTCTCAGCGGTAAAGCCCCAGAATTGCAAGAAACTCGTGCCAGTACAGTGCCAGCGTTTTTTGAAACGAATGCGCTGAATTTACCGTCCTATGGTTGAGTGGGCTTTTCCGACTTATCTGCTCTACAGTAGTCTGTGACAGAGGCCAAGCCCCTGTTTGAGCCGCTTGCGGCTGTTCACGCTTGGCCCATCTCTTGCTACGATTGTCAAGCAGCGCACGGACTGGAAATTTCTGGTCGTTGCGTTTGTAAACTAAGTCCTGCTTGCAGGCCGGGAGAGTTGATCGCCTCCTGCAGTCCTCCCCCTAAGCCTCTTAACAATGCTTAAATTTGGGGGTCACTGGCCCTGAAGTGTTGGCACACGTCATGCAGATAGCATGGAATACTGGGTTCGATTCCCGGCAGCGCCCTTTTCGTTAATCCCTATGAGCGCCTTCGTTATTGGAGATAGCCACTGGGGACACGCCAAAAGCTTGTCTTTTGTCCAGCCCGATGGCTCCCCATTGCGTCCTTTTTCTTCGTGCGAAGAGATGGATGAGACAATGGTGGAGCGGTGGAATGCAGTGGTCAAGGACAAGGACACTGTTTACCATCTTGGCGACGTAGCAATTCCGCGTAGTGGGCTAAAAAACTTAGCCAGATGCAATGGGAGAAAGATTCTTATTCGCGGCAATCACGACACGTTCAAGCTCAAAGACTACGCCGAGTATTTTGAAGACATTCGCGGGGCCATGTTTCACCATGCAGGCAAGGCATTGCCAGGTGGTCTTATTTTCACGCACATTCCAGTGCATCCCGACAATCTTCGTGGGCACTATCTAGGTAATGTTCACGGACACCTTCACTGCCATCTAGTGATAAAAGATGGGCAAGTTGATCAACGATTTTTCAATGCCTGCGTTGAGAGGAACGATTTCACTCCTGTAGCATTGGATTTGATCGTCGATCACTTCCGCACCAATGTCCGAGGAGCGGCGAACTTTTAACACGCCGTTGCGTGAGCCTCTCAATCCCATCATCCATCGTCTTCTTCAAGCCATTGATTGGCACAATTCCCGCTATTTCGAGGATCATGATCCTTGGCACTTGGAAAAAGCGGAAAGCTTGCGAAGCTATGTGAGAGAACTAAAAAACTGGGTGAAGAAAAAAGAAGAAGGGTGAGGCAGAGTTTTCCCGCATTAGGGAATCAATGGGTGCGGCCCATGCTCTGCCTTGTTGTGAGTGCTTCAACTCACTCACGGAATCCCCAAAGCCAACAGTGACGAGGATGTTGGAGCGGGGAGAGCCTGAGCCCTCCCTTGGTATGAATACCACTAGGCGCCTAGTGGGCTCCTGCAGGAAGCTTGCAAAGCTTAGCAGACTTCCGTCCAATACACGGCGGCTCCTTCTAGGAACAATCGCCTATTTACATGCCGAGCTTCGTGGAATGGCACTTCCCATGTTTCCCGCTTTCCATGGCGAGAAAAGAACAAACGTACCACGATCAATCAGCAGTTGCAGCGGTGAGTTCCCTGTATTCCTCTTCCCATTGCCTCATTGCTGCCCTTGCAAGCCTCGCTTCTTCGCTATTGGGGCCATATAGCCTGCCGCTCTCTTCAACGGCTCTAGAGGCTTCCATGGCGAACTCCCAGGCTTCTTCCGCAGCGCGTAACAGGGCCATGGAGAAGAAGGAGGGTTGTCATTAGTTTAGCCTTGCAAGTTTTTCATTGCTTTCACCACTTTCTCGGCTTCCCTAAGTTTGGGCAAAAGCGTAGGCTTATAGGCGTGTTCTGCCGCAAGAAGCTGCAAAGCCGTTTGCCTGTCGGCTTCAAGCAGGGCAAGGATAAAAGCCAGTTCCTTGCTGGAAAGTTCAACGCCAATCATTTTTCAACAACAGTGAAAACAGTGTGATTGGTGAAAATTCTAAAGGCAATTAACGGACTAAGCTATTGATCCAATCGATATTATCGTCCTTGGAAGCATCAAGCACTGCTGCCGCAAGCGCAAAGCAATAATCGTCAACGCCTGATTCTTTACCACCAGTTACGGCCCATTGACCACTTGCTCGATACAGCACGCTGAGGTTTTTAAGCTGCCAAATAAGTTTCTTATGCGGGTAGAGTTCAATCAATCCCGCGTTAAACAATTCTCGAACCTTGCTGAATGCCTTCATTTTTGTCGAGACCGACCAAGCGAGCTCTGAAATTGGAAAGTCTTTTGATAGGTCTTGAATGATGGCGGAGCTATTAAATTGGTCAAGCGTAATGCTCTGAAATTCGTAAAGGCGATGGTGCTCCTTAATCCATTCCTCCACCTTCGCGATGCTTACTTCCTTCTTTCCGCCAATTTCAAAATCAGCTTCGAACGTATGTAGCTTGTCCAGGATTAATCGCTGCCCTTCGTAGTGGATGATGCAGGCAATGTATTCATCTCTGCCCACGCCACCACGCGCAGGGTCTAGAGAAAGAAAGTAGGTGCCCATAAGCTCTCTTTTGGGAGGCAAGACAGATCGATCTTTGTTGACGGCAATATCCACCACTTCAGGGGCAAGCAGCACTGAGTTGTTGGCTCTAAATTGAGCGCCAAATTCTACATAAAAAGTCTCTTCATCTTTCTTTCTTGCTCTAGTAAGAAAGTCGCAATCAAAGGGAAGCGACGGGTTAATTTCCCAAGTAGGAATTTGCAGGGCTTGCATACCTGGAAACTCACCACTTTGCGCTTGCTTGAAATGGTCAAAAAAGACACCTGACGTAAGATAAGGTGAAGAAAGCTCGATAATTTTTCCGTGTTTGCCAAACTGAGCAATGGAAGGCGCGAGTGCCGTGTACATTGCTTCTGCACCTCTATTTGCGTCTCCTTCTATAGAAAATGCCAGCTCATCTTGGATCAAGGCTACAACTGCTTTGCCACGAGATGCGCGAGCCGATGCAGGAATAGCCTGGAAAACACAACCATTTTTGATCTCAATTTCCAAGCTTGTTTCCCTTATTATTTCTTGCTCAAATGGGCTATTAAGAATTAGTTGGCGTATATTGTCAAGGGCAATTTTAGACTGGCCGAGGTCATTAGCTACGGCAATAACATACCATTTTTCACCCTTTCTTACCTTGCGCGTAAAATACTCATCTTGGGCGAAACACATGTACAGTGCTGCAACTGCCGCACAAAAAGTTTTCCCACTACGCCTGCCGAGCGCCCAGATAGCATGATTGATATTTTTTTCAAATAGATTATTGAGGATTTCTTGTTGCTTGGGCCATAGCTCCACGCCAAGTGCGTGCTCTGCGAATTCCGAACAGCGAAGTTGAGTCATTGCAACTGCTGGACAATTCGCCCCGTCCAACCTTTATGTTGTTTAGCACTTCCATTCACTACCCTGTCCAAGCATGAATTTGTTAGCTTGTATTGCTTAGAAAAATCAAATAAGTTTTCCGTCATGTACACTTCACCGTTTGGGTCGATAAGTTCGTAAAGATATTTTTGGCTTTTTAATTTGCTCATGGCCCTGCCCTTAGATGTGGCGCGATAGGCGCGTTGTTTCTCGGAGATTTTAGACCTCGCCTCGGGAGAATGATTTTTGCCCCACATGGGATTCCTTTCTCCTCGTATTAAGTCGCCGCCAGCGGTGGGATTAAGATGCCCTTTCCAGCGGCCCTCTTTTTGGCGTTGTTTGCGAATTTTCTCCTTGGTCTCCATACTCACAATTTTTCCCTTGTTCGCCTTGGAAATTTTGAGGCGAGCCTCTTCTGAGTGAATCATTCCAGATGCGCCCTCGCCCCCATTGCTTTGATTGCGAAGAATTCCTGTGCCTAAATCAATACGCCCATAATGCGCAATGTAGATACATTCCCAGTCAAAAGCCTCTTGCTCTGTTAACTGAGTGCGTAAAAATACAATTTTGCTTCTATCAACTGGAAGCTGTATTCTTCTGTTTTTAGACCACGCTCTTTTCCCGCTTCCCTTGCCGATGTAATATGGGCTTCCTTTCTTGCCGTGCTGAGAGTCCACGCTTCTGAGAAAAGCGTAGATATAAAATCGCCGCTCATTCTTGCTCATTCAAGCTCTCCATTGTCCTTAGTGCTGATTGTGGCACGAAAAACGCTGGGCGTCCACGGGCGGGATCCGCCCAGTATTGCCCTTGCATTGCTTCATGGCCATAGCACCAGCCATGAATGAATGTTTTTTGACATTCTATGGTCACTAGAACAAATTTTTTACTGGAATCTTCATTTTTTTGCACAATTAAATCGTAAGCATGTTTTGAACGCGTTTTCACATCCATGCCGGGCAGATCATCTGAGCCCCGCTTGGCTTCGCTTTCTTTGTAAAGCAAATGCTTGAGCCCCAAGTAGGAACCCACGGCCATTTCGCCCGCTGCGCCAAGCAAGTGGATTTCCAAGGCTTTGTCGCCACGAGCGGCGCCACGATTACGACCACGAAGCCCTTTTGCTTCATTCACGGACTGCCTCCGCTTTCCTTCCTCCATTGCCTGCTTTCGTTCCTCTTCGGAAAAGACAAATTCAATGGGAGTGGGCATAGCAAGACGCACGTCATGGCCATCATACACATCTTTAGAATGGAAGCAAGCCCATAATGTGAACAATGTCGGAAGAAGCAGTAGATCTTGGCCATGCGAACGAAGCTGGTCTGCGAGCGGACGGCCTTGCCAATGCGCTCACGGGCATGGGCATTAAAGGCCGTGACAAAAGCCTGCAAACCACTGCCCAGCCCATCGTCTTCTTGGCTCAAGAAGAGCTGGAAGCTCTGTACGGCGAATGGCTTCCACGCCGCATTGTAGACATTTATGCCGAGCAGGCCACCCGCAAAGGCTTCAAAGTGCTGTTTGGTGGCGAGGGTGCCGCTGCCGAGGAGGTGGTGGGCATTGAACAAACTATTGAGGATCTGCACATCCTCGAGAATTTCATGCTGGCTTCCAAGAATGCTCGGCTCTATGGGGGGTCCGTCATCCTGCTCTACATCGACGATGGGCGTCCAGCGGATCAGCCAGTAGACAAGAGCCGCATTTATACCGTTGAAGGCATGGAAGTGCTTGACCGCTGGCAAATTGCACCAGTGATTAACGAAGAAAATCTATACGACTACTCCAAGGCAACATATTATCAAATCATTTCAGGCGACCTCATTCGCCAGCCACAACTCACCTACATCCATAAAGATAGGATTTTGCGTTTTGACGGTGACTGGCTTCCCTATCGCATTAGGCAAAGGAACTATGGATGGGGAATGAGCAGTTTGCAAACTGTCTACGAAAGCTTTAAGCACTACTGGACTGGCCTAAATGCCTCGGCCACGCTGTTGTGTGAGTTTGACATTTTCGTTCACAAGATTAAGGGCTTGGCTCAAATGCTGGCTGCTGGGAAAGAAAAAGACGTGCGTGATCGTCTCGTACTAAATGATATGAGCAAGAGCGTTTATCGCGGCTACGCCATTGACGCAGAAAAAGAAGAGCTTGCTTTTATCAGCAGAAACTTTGGAGGCGTGGGAGAAATTCTCGAGAAGATGCGTGTGGACATCATTGGAGCCTCCAAGATTCCTCATACAGTGCTGTTTGGCGAAAGCCCCAGCGGCCTTGGTTCCACCGGCAGAAGCGAAGAGCGTGATTTCGCCAAGACGCTTGCAGACTACCAGCAATCCACTTTCCATCGCCCTCTCAAGAAGCTGATGGAGCTAATCATGCTCAGCCGCACTGGTCCCACAAATGGGCGCATGCCTGAGTCATGGCGCATTCATTTCAACGACTTGTTCGAGCTGAACGAGCGCGAGAAGGCCGACGTAAGAGCCCGCGTGGCAGCCGTTGACGGGCGTTACATCCAACTGGGAGTACTGAGTCCCAAGGAAGTGGCTGACGCTCGTTACGGCGGCTCTGAGTGGTCAATGGAACTCACTCTCGATCCGTCCGTGGTGCGGGAACTTCCTGCCCCTGGAGGGGGTGGTTCCACTCAAGAAAGGGGTGGCATGAAAGTGCCTCCTGGTGGTCGCGATCCCCTTGACGAGCAAAACGGCACTCTTCCCATGGACGGAAGTCGAGAAGTGGAAGATGCTGCCGGCTTGTACTTGCCTCGGGATCTCGAGCATCGACGCGGAGATGTTACTTTTACCGACAAAGAGCTGCATAGTCAAGCTGTGGCAGCGGCCAAAAGCAAATTCAAAGTGTGGCCATCAGCTTATGCCAGTGGCTATGTGGTGCAGCAGTACAAGCGCATGTACAAAGAAAAGCACGGTTCAATGAGCGGCGCTTTCAAGGGTGATGGTCAAGAAATTTATGCCGATGATCTTGATAAGTGGTTTAAGGAAAAATGGGTGAGAATTGGGGCCAATGGCGAAATCATGGGACCATGCGGTGCTCGTGAAGAGAAAGAAGGAAAGCCTAAGTGCCTCCCTCAAGCGAAGGCTCAAGCCATGAGCAAAGAAGAGCGCCAAACCATTGTTGCTCGCAAGCGCAAAGCTGATCCCGATCCAGAACGCAAAGGGCCGGCGAAGATGGTCAGTAGCAAAGTCGATGCCATTGAGCCCATGAAAGTAGAAGGCATGATCCTTGGCAACATTGACGAGGAAGCTTTTATTACGGAGGCTGACATTGACAAGGCTTTGAGTGAATGGAAGGAGGAAGCTCCTGTCAAGTTCAAGGAAATCCTGGAAGCCGACAATGCTGAATGACCTCAGCGCATTTGCAGAAGCAGTGTTGTCTAGCAGAATGGACGCTGCATGGTCTTACGACCGTAACACTGGACGCTATCGGGACGAACGTGGCAAATTCCTGAGCCAAGCTTCTGTGCAAAAGCTTGTCGACGGACGCATTGATAAGCTGGAAGCTTCGCTTAAGCGTTTCACGCGCATGCTCAGCAATGGATCAATCACTCTTGACCAGTGGCAAGGAAGCGTGCGAGAAGCTATTAAAGCCGCCCACATTCAAGCAGCAATTATTGGCCATGGAGGCAAAGCTGGTATGGGCAGTGCAGAATATGGTCGCGTGGGTCAAAGGCTTCGCTTGGAATATGATTTTCTTGCGAATTTTGCCTCCGATTTGCTTGGCGGTCGCGTTTCTGCTCCCATGGCTTTGGCTCGCATTGGCCTATACGCTCAAAGCGTTCGTGGCAGTTACTGGTTGGGAGCCGAAATCAGACAGCAAGAACAAGGCTATTCCTTAATGCGGCGCATCTTGGACGAGCAAGCCAAGCACTGCGAAGATTGCTTGCGCTATGCCGCTCGTGGCGTTGTCCCCATTGGAAGCGTGCCACTGCCGGGACAGCGTTGTGAATGCGGCGCTAGGTGCCGCTGTTCTGTGCGCTACTTCAGGCAGCAACCGCAAGCGGTGCCAGTATAGTAGGGCAAAGTTTCAAGCCCATGAAAGTTCTCGTAGGAGACACTGGTCTGATTGGTAGCGTTCTGCAGCAATCCGCCAACTTCGACGCCACCTTTAATTCCAGCAACATTCATGAGTTGCCGGAGATTGCCAATATGCCAGGGCAAGTGGACGAACTGTACCTTGCTTGCCTGCCTGCAACAAAATGGTTGGTCAATAAAGATCCAGTAAAAGACTTCAACAATATTCTCTCTATTGTCGATGTTCTAACAGAGGTATGGGCAACGAAAGTAATTCTTATTTCCACCATTGACATTTATCAGCCCGACGATTGCGGAGGCAATGAAAGTTGTTGGACGCATTTTGGACCATTGAGCTACGGCTCTAACAGGCTTTTGTTTGAAACACTTGTCCAAGACACGCTTGGCTTTGATACTTGTATCGTGCGACTGCCAGCCGTCTTCCATCCGCTTATCAAAAAGAATATCTTGTTTGATTTGCTGAATGATCACAATGTCGATCAAATCAATGGCAACTCGGCCTATCAGTGGTATCCGCTCAAGCGACTGTGGCAAGACATTCAAGAAGTAAAAGGCAATGAAGTGATCAATTTATTTCCGCCTCCCATTGAAACCCTGGAAATCATTGACAAGTTTTTCCCCAATGCTGAAATCTCTTCAGGTGAGCGCATCTCTTACGATTATCGCACCATGGCAACGAAAAGCGGTTATTGGCTTTCCAAGGAGGAAGTAATGGATGAAATGGAGGCATTTATTAATGAAGCTCGGGGTTAGTGCAATTGGCTGGGAAGCCGAAGACCATACAGAAATTGTCCTGCATCTTCCCGATGGTGTCGAGCTGTTGGAAGCAGTGCCTTTCAAGAGGCACAGTCGCTTTTCCGGCTACTTGCAAAAATATTCGGCACAATCATTGTTCTATGGCATGGACATTGACGCCTTCTGGGACGAGCAGGCGCTGGATTCATGCTTAGCCAATTTAGTGGCAATGGCGCATGAATACGGATGGAAGAGAATGGTGCTTGGAAGCCCAGGACTGCGCAAAGGCGACAGGCGTTATTTGATGGACGCGCTTGCAAGGGTGAATGATGCCCTTGCCGCTCTCGATTGCACTGTTTGTATTGAGCCCGTAGCCAAGCCCTATGGTGGCGAATATTTCTTCACAGTCGAAGAAATTGTGCAAAGCCTTGTGGAATACTCATTGTCCCACACTGCAACAATGATCGACACTAATAGCGTGTGGCTAGAGAGTCAATGGCCCGAAGATGTGCTTGTTCAATACTTTCCCTACATCAAGCATGTTCACATTAGCGATCAAAATATTGGCCCCATTGTCTCCCAGGAAAAGCATGAGCGCTTTGCTGAAGCGTTGCGCAATGCCGAATACGAGGGGGCAGTCATTCGCGAGCTGTTAAAGGCAAAGAATTATCCAGGTGAGTACCATTATTTCGCTCATCTTTACAAGCCCTCCAATATTTCGCGCACCTTTTCCTCGATCAAGTAGATGCCCTGAATCTTGCCTGTATAGCAAGATAGAAGATTGTCCTGCTGTTTGAACAGCGGGGCTCGATATGCACTGGCATTGGTTCGTTTGCTTTTCATTGACAGCACAATGCTATGACGAGAAAGATGGTCCAAGAAATCTGGCCAGTACGAGCGAGCATGAAGCTCTGCCTTGTGTCTTAATTGTTCTAGCTTTTCCATTGGTGGCTCTTCCTCAATGGGCAACACTGAATCGGCGGCAACGCTATGCACCACATGGCTCAGGGACATAGTGCCATCGTGGAACGGATAGAAAGAGAACAATGGTCCGTCAATATAAGTGAGCGCACCAAAAGGCAAAGGTTTTTGAATGTCATAGAGAAACATTGCCACTGCCTCAAAGTATTCATTGCTTGATGGCTTTAGCAGCGCATTATTCGTGCAATCAATCACCAAATGAAAATCTTGCTTCAGCCGCTTAATGTCTTCCCTGGTAATTTGCTCTTGCTGGAACACTGGAGACAATTGCCCTGAGAAGAACTGTTTGGCTTCGACGGGGGAAATGTAACGCTCTTGAGTGCGCCAAACCATGGAAGTGTCGCGAAGAAAGTCAGTTTCAATTTCTTCATATTGAAAGATCAATGGAGGGAAGATGCTTCTGACGGTTCCCGCGTCTAGCAAGCTTTCATCTTCTGGCACCGCATACAAATTATTCTCCACCGTGTAAGTGAGACTTCCATATTCGTGCATGAAACGATCGAAAGTGAATCTGCACAACGAACGAGTGGCTGCATTCCTTGCGTAGTGATAGCCAAGGTGAAGCCGATTTTGGTTGATCAGCGAAGCGCCGTGAAACGGTTCGGGCTTGCGGTCAAACAGCGTGATGTGGTGTTCGTCTCTGAGTTGACAAGCCAAGTGGCATCCCACCCATCCAGCTCCGATAATCGCTACGCGCATGCCACAGTCCGCTTCTGCCATAGTCTAAAACCCTTGTAAGATGAGGCCAGCTTTCCTTTTCTTGTGGCAACTATTCTCTACTGCGGCGACGTGGGGGTGCAAACTGGTTTTGGGCGCGTGAGCGAGCATTTGATTCCAGCACTGGCCAAAGAGCATGACGTGCATGCCTTGGCTGTGAACTGGCATGGCGACCCCAGCGAAATGCAGGAGCATTGCAAAATGTATCCCGCCATGGCCTACGGCTCCGACCCGTTTGGGCAGCATCGCATTGGAGAGCTGGTTCAGAAAATCAAGCCCGATCTCGTTTTCATCCTTAACGACATTTGGGTGGCGATCAATTTGTTCAATGGCATCAAGCCTTTTAAGGAAAGTATTGGTTTCAAAACCATTGTGTACACCCCCATTGACTCCTATGGTTTATTTGCTGAGCTGTGCGAGCCCATCAACCATTGGGACACGCTCATCACCTACACAGACTTTGCCAAGGAAGAGCTGCGCAAAATGGGCTACGACAAGCCCGTGGAAGTGGTGGGGCATGGCACGGACTTCACTAAGTTCTTCCCTATGGACAAAGAGCAATGCAGGAAGGATTTGGGAGTGCCGAACGATGTGTTTATTGTCTTCAATGGCAACAGGAATCAACCGCGCAAGCGCATCGACCTGACCATCAAGGGCTTTGTCAAGTTTGCCAAGGACAAGCCAGACGCTCGATTGTGGCTCAACATGGGCAAGAAAGATATGGGCTGGGATTTGGTGCCTTTGTTCAAGCGCGTGGCCAAAGACGAGGGATATGACCCTACGGGCAAGCTGATTCTTACCAGCCCCGAGTTTTCCACTCACAACTGCCTTCCCATTGAACAGCTCAACAAGGTGTATAACGCCTGCGACGTGGGCGTAAACACTTGCATTGGAGAGGGCTGGGGCTTGGTCAATACAGAGCATGCAGCGACTGGCGTGGCGCAGTTGGTGCCTGACCATACAAGCCTCAAAGAGATCTTTGGCGAAGTGCCTCGCATTCAATGCCAAGGCTCAGAAACCGATAGGAACTATGGCCTCGAGCGTCCGATTCCTACGCCCGAAAGTTTGGCGGAGCTTTTGAGCGGATATTACGAAAATCGTGACTTCCTGGCCGCCGATGGGGAATGGTGCTATAAACGCATTCATGAGAAGCCATTCACTTGGCCCTTCATCCAGAAGCAGATGCTTGGCATCATTGAAGAAACGCTTGCCCAAGGAGCATCTTCTCAGTTCAAAGGCTTCGGCACTCCCGCAAAAATTGTTTGACCACCATGGAAATCTCTCAAATTTTTCTAAGCGACGCGGGGGATGAGCTTTCGCCGTTTCTCCAATATGCCACTGGCACTGTTAAAGCTTCGTTTCCTTCTGCAAATCACACGATCTACACCAAGGAAACACTAAGGCAATTTATTGCCGACAATTACGACCCTGACGTGCTGTGGGCTTATGACTGTCTGAAGCCCTATTCATACAAGGCTGATCTTGGACGCTTTTGCTTGCTGAACAAGCTTGGTGGATGGTATTTGGATATTGCCATCAGAGTGGTCAACCCCGTAGAAGTGGGGCCTCGCATCAAATGGTTGGCATTTAGGGACATCCAGCGCTTTAGCTTCACTTCCTGGGCATGCGCCACGACTGTTCTATATTCACAGCCCGACAATCCCGCGCTAACCACCGCCATTCAATTGATCGTAAACAATTGTCATGAGCGCTTTTATGGCATCACGCCATTGTGTCCTACTGGCCCCACGCTGCTTGGTCAGGCACTGGCAATGAACGGTCCCGCTTCGGACTTCGTTTATGGTGACTATCTAGAGCTAACTCCTACGCATGAGCAGAAGAACAGGGCTTTCGTCCTGCCCGATGGAACTATTATGGCTTGGTCCAAGCCTTCTGGCGGTGGCGATCTTACTGGCGTTGGCGCTAAAGGCGTAAACAATTACAACGAACTTTGGGCCAAGCGAGATGTCTATGCAAGCTGAAGATTGGCATATCTATGTGATGTGTCATGGCGATAACGAGCCTCGTTATTCATCCTCCGCTTCTCTCCATCGCATGCAATTAGGGGCAGAAAATCTTCCTCAAGGAGAACTGTTGCAGCTTTTTCATGCGGGCTGGACCCTGGACAATTTGGGCGAGCATAATATTTCGTCCTACAACAAGTGGTGGTCCGAACTGACTGGTATTCACTGGCTCGTCAACAACGCCACGGAAGAGTTTATCGGCAATGCTCAGTACAGGAGACAATGGGTAGACGAGGGACTGGCTCCTTCTTCTCCCTCAGTGCTGTACATTCCCGAGCCTGAACATTTTGGCTTTTCCATTGCCAAGCAGTACAGAGAAGGGCACGCAGGTATGGACGGCATTGAACAAGCGTTATTGATTGCGGATCGTGGACAAATGCCAATCACGAAAGAAGAATTAGAGCTTGCATTTAATCAGAATATTTTCTTTGGTCACATCATGGCGCGAGGAGCCCATGTAAATTATTGCGAAGTCATGCAAACTTTGCTGGATTGCATGTGGCCAATCTGGGACAATTGTCAAGAAAAAATTAAACAAATTGAAGGCTACAATTGTCGATACATTTCGTTTTTGGCAGAACGCATCATGACAGCATTGATCTTGCATCGTGAAAAGGTGTGGCCGGGGCTTAGCATTGAAACAGCTCCAATCAATTTCTTCCCGTAAGATGGCCGCAATTTACCATTCACTTAATTCTTTTCGCTGATGGTCTGCATTGCTTAAAACCTCTAAATTTTCCAAGGCATTATTCAAATGATTGCCGTCTTTGTGGTGAACGTGCTCCCAGGATTCCAATTGTCGCCCAAGATGCTGTTCCATAATCCATCTGTGCTCGCGGACTTGCTTGCCATCTACAAGAATAGTTTTATATTTTTTGGCGGTAGATCCTTGAGCTTTTAGCGCTTTTGACCTTCTCATGATTGGTGAACTTGCCCGCGCTTTTTGGCCAATCTCGGGCTTGTCCAAAGCAGAGCATCTGCGAGAGCAATATTTGGCCGACTTACTTCTGTAAGACGGAACGTAAAAATTTTCCTTGCAATACAAGCATTGACAAGTGGCTCCTTGCCTAGGTCTTGGAGTGATCTTTCCTAGCGCTCGCAAGTGGTATGTCTGGCAACTGCGAGAGCAGTATACATTTGAGGTCCTTCTGGGATTGAAAATGTTGCTACAGTTAAGGCAATTACGAGGATCCATTGCGCAAGTAGTGGCTCCTGTCACTATAGCACTGTCTGAGTCATGACACCCAAGACTAAAAAGGCCAAGCAGGTCAAAATCGCTCGCGTCATGAAAGAGTTCAAGGCAGGAACTCTCAAAAGCAGTAGCGGTGAAAAGATCACAGATTATCGACGCGCTGTTGCCATTGCTCTTAGCGAAGCTGGTATGAGCATGAAAAAGAAGGACGCTAGCGAAGACTACATGCGGGCCTTCATTCGTCAAGTGCTGGAAGAAGAAGAGGCAATGGAAGAAGAGGAGAGCTGCGATTCGGGAAAGGCTTAAGGGGCGACGCTGAATCGTTCGCCCCTCCATCGTCTGTTCGATCCGCCGCACGTCGCGGACTAGAACTTCGCAAGAAACACGGCAAAGGCGGGCTGACCACGCAAGAAGCTGGCAAGCAAGGCATTGGCAGTGGCGTTGCTAGAGCGACAAGCTTGGCCAATGGGGAGAAGGTGAGCTACGAAACGATTAAGCGCATGGCAGCGTTCTTTTCAAGGCATGAAAAGAATAAAGCCGGAGGAGAAGGTGATGCTGGATTTCACGCATGGCTCTTATGGGGAGGTGATGCTGGTAGGGCGTGGGCCAATCGGATTATTAAGATGGTGGAAAGCCGCAAGGAACAATCGTGAGCGAATACGTCCGCGTCATTGAAGAAGAAGAAGACGGCATTGGCATCATGAAGGCTCTGTGCATTCTTTCCGCGCATGAGCATCGTGACACTTCCAACTGGCGGCTAGTCGAAGAGCAGCACTTCAAGAATGGGCGTCTTGATGAAACCCACATCTTTGTGCGCAATGCCTATGACAGGCCCCATGAGTATTTTGAACCAGTCAAAATGCTGGTCTTTGAAGCTGAGGCTATTGCAAAAAGTTATGTGATGACCGGCATTGAACAACAAATCGAAGGGCTTCAGGACGACGATGACGACGAAGATTGAGCCGCGTTGACAACAAAATTTGGCATGCCCAATAGCCAAAGCACTGACAGCCCATAAAGCCCGCTAAGAGTGGCAATTTGCACTGCGGAGGGTTCGCTTTCTCCGCGTTCCATGCGGCAATAAGTGGCAGCACCAATGTGCAGTTCGCGAGCCACGTCCCTTTGCGACAAGCCGCTATTGAGACGAGCGTCCTTCATTCGCCGTGCCACGACCAACTTGCGTTGCCAGTGCGGCATGCGTAGCGCATTGACAGAACTGTTGAGAAAATGACGCACCGTGTTTCACCTGTGGAACAAGAAGCATAGTTTACTACATTTATTTCGTTATTTTTAATATATGAGCGAAACTTCTTTCCGCTACGATGTCGCGCCCATTGAAAAGTATGAAGTGACCCCCGAGGGTTATCTTCGTGCTTGGGCCACTATCGCTCGCACTGGAGTGCAGATGTACTCCGATGCAGACGGCAGTGTTAGGCGCGAATATCGTCCCAAAGAAGAAGTGGCGTCTCCTGAAAGCCTCGCTTCATTTGCGGGCAAGGCCATCACGCTTGAGCATCCTCCAATCCTCCTTGATAGCGCCAATACAAAGGACTATCAAATTGGCTTTTCGGGCACTGAAGTGGTTTACGACGACGGATTTGTCCGTGCAGTCATGACAATCACTGATAAAAATGCCATTGAAAAGATCATGAGGGGCGATGCCAAGGAAGTGAGTGCTGGCTATCGAGTGGAATACGATTCCACTCCTGGTGTGACGAGCGATGGCGAAAACTACGATGGCATTCAACGTGCT